CTCATGGAGTTCCTTGATAAGTTCGGGAAAACCTACGTTGAAGTACATCGTGGGGACAAACTGTACGATGAATTTATTTTCTCTCGTACGCCTCAGATGCAGCTGAGACGCACTGATGTGGTGCACCTCCCATATTCCCGGACAATTATTCCGGAATGTCCCTTGATATCTCATAATAACTATGAGATCGAATGGTACCCAGGCATCATCATCAAGGAGGCCGATGCTTCTCTCTCACTCGAGGAGCATGTCATGCCTATGGGAAAGACCGAGTCGCTGGTTAGATTCGGATTCGATTTTGAGTGTGGTTTGCCGTACAAGGTATTTGGAAATGCCTCTAGCGAACGTGTATATTACACGTTGACCAACCATACACTCAATCCGGGATACAACCCTTGTTGCTATCACAAGAACAAATATGTGGTAGATTATGATGAATTTCCTCTCTCTGGCTACACCAGAGCTATGGAAGATCATTTTGAAACGTTCACCATCACTAGCTGTACTTTTAGCCATGTGAATAGGTGGACCAACAAGGTTGAACGAGTGGATGCCCAAATCACTTATGATGGGCATGGCAATCGCGTTGGTATTCACCACTATAGTCCAGCACTGAACCACACAATGATGGTTTCAGAATGCTGGCGAGCCAAGAATGTTGAAGGAGAATGGTTTCATTCATTCTTCAATTGTCTCCTGAACGGTGAAGAGTATCAAAGTCTTGGAGAAACTCCGCAGTTTTTCCGAGGTGTGATCGCCAGCGTGTTCACCCTCTTCGGAGGGGGAAATTTGAATGTTCCGGATGATTTGTCCCAAGACGCACGGGAATCTACCGCAGCCGTAAAAGGCGTTGGTGATGGCACATTGTTGGGTGCTTTTAGATGGGTCTATAGAAATTGGGCCACATTGAGAGATTCTCCCATCCTCAAACATATGTCCTGCCTACTTTCGATTGGAATACTGGTAGGATTTGCCCCTCCAGAATGGAGCACTTTTCATCTTAAAGCTTATAGAGTTTATAAGATTGAAACTGCTGGCAGATTTTCGTCTGCTTTGGAGATGGCTGATGGGTTTATGGACTCCCTCAATTATTTTGTCGAAGCCACAGTGGCTTCATGGGAAGCAGGGAATTTGTCTCCGTTTTTCTTCGAAAGAACCACAGCGTCTGCTTTGGATTCTTCTTACGAGGAGATAGCTGAGATAGTTCCTCAGATCATCACTGGTTCTTGGTTTGAAGATCCCAAGAATTGCTTTTCTGAGCTCATGCAACGCATGAGCAACACCATCGAGGCGTACAAGGTTGCAGTCGCACAATGTGCACCGCGCTCTGCGGAACGCAAGCTTTTACACACCAGGCAACTCAAGTTGTCTGGTTGGTATTTGGATATTGCAATCATGCGTAGAGGCGGTAGTTACTGCAAGCAGGCATGGAGTGCCATAGTCTCAGGACCCGCAGGTATTGGAAAATCGCTGATCCAAAG